CTATAGGTTATTGATGGCTTTTTCGTAATATAAAACAGCCTCTTTTTCTTTGTCTTTGGATAGGTGACTGTATTTGTCCATGGTCATGGCTAGAGTTGCATGACCCAAGCGATATTGTAATTCTTTATAACTGATACCCGCGTTCAGCAGTAAACTAGCGTGAGTATGGCGGAAGGCATGAAAGGTAAAGCGAGGGCATCCGCATTCTTTCAGTCGCCTAGTTAGAGCACCCTGCCTTATTGTCATGTCTTGGTATTCCCTTGTAGGCGTTGCAAATACCACAAGCGGAGCACTCTCTCCGATTTCAAGATATAACAATCTTTGCCTATTCTTGTATAGCCGTAGCATATTGCAAGTCTTTTTATCAATGCTGATTACTCTGATACCTGCTTTACTCTTTGGAGTGCCTACCAGGTCAACGAATTTACTGTAATTCTTGTTTATGCTAACGGTACCATTTTCCAGATCAATGTCAGACCATTCTAAAGCTACCGCTTCACCAAAACGACAACCAGTTGCCAGTAATAAGCTATACAAAACAAAGTCAAAATAATAAACATAGCCATCAACAGACCTTTTTTCCATATGACTCATGAACTTCTTTATGTGTTCGGGTGCTATAAATTTAATAGCCTTGTCTTCACGCTTTTGAGCCTTTGGCATGATGACTTCTCTAGCTGGATTGAAAGGCAAGAGCTGGAGCGATACACCATACTGCAAAATCCTACGATTTAAAGAATGGACGTTGCCAAAATGAACAAAAGTTGCTGAGAGTTTATTGAGATGTCTTTGTATTTGGGGCAGAGTTATCTTATCAAGCTTCATAGACCCAAATTCTGATATCAGATGATTATGGACAATTCTTTTTGTCAGTAGAAAACTTTGGGGCTTTACTGTTAATCTATAATTGTCTAACCATAACTCAGCCAATTCTTGATAGGTTTTTACCTCTACTTTCTTTTTGACGGTTGACCCATTTTTGACAAACTCAATAGGTGCATATTTTGCTTTCTGCTTCACCTCTTTCTTTGTCCTACCCGTCACGCTGGTTTTTACCTTTTTGCCAGTAATGACATCTACCCCCAGATAGACATTGGCACGGTAAACACTGCTACCGTCTTTTTTTATTGCTTCAGTAATTTTCATGATTATAAACCTTTCTATCATCAGCAGGCAAGCGATTAAAAGGGTTTTAGGTTTATATCATGCAACAAGATTGTTAATAGTCTATTCAAATTAATTGGTAAATTACTTTTCCAAGGTCTGTAAAACAAAAATAGAGCCAACTAGTAATCTAGCTGACCCTGTCTTTTAAAGAATTCCCTTAATTATGCACGCATAATTCATAGGGCACCGAACTCAATCGGTCTTACACTTTAAAATATAATATCAGCATTTCTATAAAATGTCAACTATTCTTTCAAAAATTACCATCATTTTTGTTAATTCAACATTTCGCCTATAGTCTTCTTCATTCCTTCGGGCTCTAACTACGAATTCTTGAATAAATTGTTTTTGGTAGTCTCTTACCGGTTGAGAGCAATATGTCCTAGCTAGCGAAAATAGTGAAAGTAAGTCATTAACCTTTTTATAATTCTTATACTTTAATGTATTAGTCTGCTTTGCCAATGTTGAAACTGTTGCCGTCACGTTTGGTAACTTATTATCATCTTTAAAGACATTCAGTATGAATACACTATTATGAGCACAAGCGTTTCTGATATGTCTGGCATTATCTCCTAATTCATACGCTTTCTTTAAGGATTTAGGTTCATATTTTTCATAATAAAAAGCAACAAATTTCATCAAACAGCCATAATCCATGTGCTCTAATAGAGCCCAATAGGGATAGTCGTGTTTACGCTTTTCGTACATATCACCTTGATAGCGAGAGTTTTTAAACTTACTACGGGTAAATTCATAATAACTACCATACTCAGAATTTTTAAAATCTGCAATGATCCTATAACCATCTTCTTTTGTGTTGTTATTAATTTGTCTAGATAACTCAACCTTTATAAAATGCTCTACGTTGATTGCAATCCCTAACAATGTGTTACGCAATTTCATATCTAGGGCAGCTAGATCTTGTAGATGTCCAAAATCCAGATTAACGTATTTATCATCAACTTTCTTGAAGTTTTTCCTAAAAGCAGAAAGTTTGTAATAATAATTATTTTTATCTAGGAATGTAATTGCTTGTCCTTTAGTTGTCTTATGAAATGTAACACCTTTATTAGATAAATGGTTAATTAATTGCCTATTATCTAACTTTGCTTGTCTAGCCATTTGTCTCCTTTGAATGCTTTATTATAACTTTTAGTTTCTCAATTTATTCTTTTTCAACATTTCTATATTTACTTTAATACATTTCAAAACGGCTGAAATGCTCACAATGTTTCTTGTCTGATAGTCCTATTGCATCACTACCTATACTTGTCTAAACAACTTTCAAAGTGATATTCTCAAGACAAACTACTTTGTAGCTATGTAGAATTTTGTAGCATCCTCATCATTTCCATTAGTATTAAAGATTAAGTATTTCTATCCGATAGCTTTTGAATTAAGTCAAAAGCTATTTTTTTGTCTACTTCATCTAACAGTAAATAATTTATTAACAGGTCAGCTTCATTTGTACAATCTTCTTTATCAAAATCTATTAGTCCCTTCAAGTAAATCATAAAACTAGGGTGGTGGACAATATGCAAAGCTAATTTTTTAAATTTTTTTGGATCGCTTAAATGCTTCTCTATAACAGTGTAAGCTTCCTGTTGTAATTCTAGATTTTCTTTGAAATTTTCATCATTCAATAAGTCATATAGGGCTTTAACGTTCTCTATATTTGGTTCGATTACTTTCTCAACAATATTGCTTATATCGAGTCCTTTTTTTTGCAATATCAAATAGGTATCAAATGAAATGCCTGTTTTATTGATTCCACGTTGATTGTATTCTATCCAAATCTTTTCTTCTCTAGGCGTGTAAGTCTCATACGGATATGGAGGTACATCTTCTTTAATATTGAGTAACTCAGCAACGCTTACATCAAAAATTTTTGCTAAACTCTCCCAAACTTTTTGATTTCTGGGAGAACGTTCCCCTTTTTCATAATAATTTAGCTGACTAGGAGATACTGAAATATCATATTCATCTTCTAATTGTCTACTCAATTTTGAAAGCGAAATCCCTTGATTCGTCCGTAATTGATTAAGTTTATTCCGTACATCAGTCATATATTTAACTACCTTTCGGGACTAAGTATAGCATCATTTAGAAAAATGGTAAAGAAAAAACATTCTCAAAAAAAGAATAAAAAGGCTTGACATTCTCAAAAAGAGAACTTATAATTATTTTGTTCTCAATTTGAGAAAGGAGGATTAAAATGATAATAACCGAGAAACACGCCGAAAAAGTGCGAGAGAAACGCGGAAAACTAGCACTAACAAAAATTAGACTTGCAAAAAAATTAGCAATTTCAACAAAAACATTAGTGAAAGTTGAAAAAGGAAACTATGACGCTCCATGTCGCATCTACGAGAGTGTTATCAATTGGCTTATTGAAGATTTATAATCTAGCAATTACTTGCCAAAAACTTTTACTTGCTACCTAAGGCAGTATCAAGAGGTTTGTTGCTTTTTCTCCTTATTTGTTCAAACCCTCCTTGGTACTGCTCTAGGTGGCAAGTACAGAAAAATACACAGAAAGGAAAACTATGGAACTAGTTTATATGGACGGACGGAAAGAGCCGTACACCACTAGCGAAATTGTCGCAGAATGTGCAGAGGTGCAACATCACACTATTACACGCTTAATCAGAGAACACAAGGTAGATTTTGAGAATTTAGGAAAGGTTGGATTTCAAATCCAAGCTATGACTAGTGGTCAACATTCAAAGAACTACATTTTGAATGAGCAACAAGCTACTTTATTGATAACCTATCTCAGAAACACCCAACCAGTCAGAGAGTTCAAAAAGAACTTGGTCAAAGCATTCTTCGAAATGCGGGACGAGCTGGCCAACTTCAAGATCCAACGAGCCTTAGAAAAGCCAAGGCGAAAAAACTTACTTGAAGCAATCAAGAACTGGGAGAATGCACCCAAACAAGCCTATGCCTCTGTAAACAATCTGTTGCTTAAGGCAGTAACTGGAATGAATGCTAAGCAGTTGAAAAACAAGCGTGGCGGACACAACGGCATAGATAGCTTGACAAGTGATGAACTAACAAACTACCAGGCTTTTGAAGATGTAGCGATAGCTCTGATTAACGTGAATATGCAATACGCTGACATTCGAGAGTTAATCATGAAAAAACAAAAACTATCTACACGATAGGAGGGGAATGAAATGGCATACCTGCCAGAAGAACGAGAAACAGTCATCAACTACGATGAGTTAGAAGATACCTGGACATTTGAAACCAGTGTCCGCAGGCACATTACCAAGATTGAAAAGCGTATCGAACTATACGACATTCTTTCAGAGGAAATCGACGAACGAGGGCGACGAGTGTATCTCAGAGTAAAAATGAAAAACGGAACAGTCAGCCCTTTTGCAAAACCTCCAAGAAAGAAATAGTCATAAAATCAATTCTACGACATAGGAGAGTATCAAGAACGAACTTCTGATAACTTGAAATGTCTTTCTAGGGTAAAAATATACCACCCCACTACTTCACTTCTTCAAAATGAAGATAATACGCGTTAAAAATGAAAGGAGGCAAACCATAGGCGGACTAATCTATTTAACACTAAAAAAGACCGCTAAAAAACTAGCGGACTTAATAGAAACGTTATTTGAGTAAAAGAAAAGCCCAAAGTTTGACGACCGACAGGCTTTTCCAAAACATTACTAAACAAATATTTAATCAGCAGGCAAGCGATTAAAAGGGATTTAGTAAACAAATCTGAAATGATTATACCACAGAAACGTGGAATGTGCTAGCAAGCAGAGGGCAACTCTTAAAAATGCAGAGAAAACAAAAAACGAGGAAAACTTGAGATGATTTCGCAAACTTATGATATTCAATTATCGACAGATAAAATTAAAAATTTAGGAACTCAACTAACCGATATTATGGACAGGATAGAAATGACAAATAATGTTATTAGTGGTTTAACATTAGCTCAAAAACACGATCACGTCGCTTTCGAATGGATGGCAAAAAAATGTTTAGTCACAATTCAAAACCAAAATTTGAGAATCTATGAGCTACTAGACAATATTGCTATTCAACTATTAGAATGCGACAACCCAGATGAATTACAGGCATATCAAGACAAGGAGAGATAGCATACATGGAAGACAAACTTGCCAAATTTATCAAACAAAATCCCGAACTTTACTCACTAATCATGAACTATCTTGAAGGGAATATCCCAAAGGAAGAAGTCGATAGATTTTTAGCCATGGACGAAGAAGACCGCAAGGGGTGGGTTATGAAACAACTGGAGATGTACTCATAATATACACGAAAGGAGAGAAACGATGACTGAAACAACTTTACCCAATCACTTATACAAGGTATTCAAACTAATTCCTTTAGGAATGACTCTACCAATATCCGCTATGGACCTGGCTCTTCACACGCATTCAGATGTTCGGACAGTACGGGAGAACATCCGTAAACTGATAATTGAATATGGCATTCCTATTTGTGGCAACCGTGATACTCATGGGGGCTACTATATCCCGCAAAACGACACTGAAAGACTAGCTGGGGTATTACCTCTTCAACGGCAACAAAACGAAGAATACAAACGCATCAATGCTTTGTTGAATGCAGACCTGAACGATTGGAGAAAATATCGAAATGTTTAGTTTGAGTAAAGAGAGCGAGCAAAATCTAACTCATGGTTTGCTAGATATTGTTGATAAGTACCTGGAAGGACGTGAGAAAGTCAAACCGAGGATACTTGGACTAATTACCGCCGAACAGTTGAAGGATGAGCTAGATATAGAATACAAGACTTTGCAACGATGGGAGAAGAACGGTCTAAGAAGGTACCAACCACCGCTAGAAGATACTAGAAAAATCTTTTATCGTGTAAGCGACATTCTGATATTTTTGGGGGTTGAGAATGGCAGATAATAAAAAGTATTACTACTTAAAGCTGAAAGACAATTTCTTTGAAAGTGATGAGGCAATCATCCTGGAAAGTATGCCAGACGGTTATATTTATAGCAATATCCTTTTGAAATTGTATCTACGCAGTCTAAAAAACAACGGGCTGCTGATGTTTAATGACTTAATCCCCTACAACGCTCAAATGCTTGCCACAATCACACGGCATCATGTAGGGGTTATCGAGAAAGCAATACAGATTTTCCAGCAACTACGCTTGATTGAGATTTTGGATAACGGTGCAATCTATATGACCAATATCCAAAATTTTGTAGGAAAATCAAGTACAGATGCCGATAGAAAAAGAGCAGAATATAACAAAATAAAGCGAGTTGGAGAAATCTCCACCATAGAAACTGACAAAACTCCACCAGAGATAGAGATAGAAATAGAGAAAGATATAAAGTTAGATATAGATATAAATAAAGAGATACATTCCGAATTGAACAATTCTGCTGAACAGAGTTCAGCGTATGTTTTTCCCAATTGGCTTAATCAATCATCTATCGATGAACTGAAAAAAGTTAGTCCAAAGAATTACCCCATTTACATCCCTATCCAGTATCTCAATCAAGAAACAGGACACGCTTATAAATTTATAGCTACTCACACCAAATTCATTCAAGCTAGATACAAAGACGGCTATACTCTTGAGGACTTCAAGAAAGTGATTGATACCAAGGTAGCCCAATGGAAGAATAATACCGAAATGGCAAAATATTTACGTCCCAAAACCTTATTTTCCCCTAGCAACTTTGACAGCTATTTGAACGAAACTCCAAAACAGGGTCAACCAAGCAACAACGATAATCACCCACCACTACCATTCTAGGAGGTAATCCAATGGATCTATTAGACCGAAGAAAAATACTTGAAGAATGTTGCTCAAAACACGGAACACAGCTCTGGCAAATCCAATTTCCAGACAGAGAAACCAAAGAACTGAAAACAAGCATATTCTGCCCAAGCTGTACGCAGGAGGATATTGCTTTACACGAAGAAGAAATACTCCTAGAGGCACGTAACCAACAAGCCTATGTGGCAACCTATAATGTGCTAATGCGTGATAGCCTTGTGCCAACCGAACTGAAAGAAGCTAGTTTTGAAAACTTCAAGGCTGATACTACTGAAGAAAAGCAGATGTTAGAATTTGCTAAAAATCAAGTTGAGAAGTACAAACAAGGTATGACGGGTAACACGCTAATCACTGGCCAGACGGGTATCGGAAAAAGTCACTTGTCTTTTGCTATGGCTAAGGCAATCAACGAGCATTTCAAGGAGATTGGCAAGCCTAAGAGCGTGTTATTCGTTAGCTTGACTGAAATCATCAAGCAGATTAAAAATGGCTGGAACTACGGCAAAGGGGCAAACCTGACAGAGTTTGATGCCGTTGAGCAATTGACAAGGGTTGATTTTCTCATCTTGGACGATTTGGGGGCAAAGAATGCGACTGTTGCTCCTAAAAGCGACTGGGAGCAGGATTTTCTATTTGACATTCTCAACAACCGAGAAACCACGATCATCAACACAAATCTGAATAGCCAGGAAATCAAGACTGTTTACAATGCACGAAATGCGAGCCGAATTTTCAAAGGTCTAGAAGGGAACTCATTCAAGGCCTTCAGCATTTCAGACAAACGCTATTCAATCAACAAACTAAAACAAGGAGAACAAGCACCATGACCGAACAAGAATATTTTGCCCAGGCAGAAAAAGAGCTGGAGGAATTAAACCAGCAACGAGCCGAGTTCATGACTATGGATTTTGAAGAACTCAATACGGCAGACTATATAAACTTTTTAGAAATCGGAAACAGGATTATTGCTGAAGATACCGCTTTGAACGTGTACGAACTCTATAAACATCCAGATACCAGGGCAAAGTTCTTCGCGACAATCGCCAAAATTGCTTATCACGTCAATAATATGTTTCAGACTGCAGACCGCATGGAAGCAATGATTGAAAATCTAGAACTACACTTCCAAAATACGGTCAAGAAGTTAACACTTCAGACGGATAGTGACAAATTGGCAGAACTGCTACTTGAAATCAAGAAGGACAATCCGAATATGACGGCAGAGCAGAAAAGCCAATTTATCCGAGATGTGGCAGTTAGTGGATTGTTGATGAAGGAAAATTAGAGTATGAAACCAAAAAATCATGCTGAGGCGACTAGAAATTACTTAGAATACGAGCTAGAAGAAAAATACTTAAACATCAACAGGCTCATTCAAAAGAGAAAAACAGATCTACTGCAGGGATACGAAGCCAAGCAGATGAATATGAAACAGTTTGATACATCGAAAATAAAAAGCGGATCTCATTTCAACCACGCAGAAAACATGGCACTTGAGTTTTCTAGCGATATCGTTATTCAAAAGTTAGAAGAGTTTCAAAAATGTATCGATGAGCTATTAAAAAAACTAGAGCCAGATGACCGTGAAATATTTGAATTACGGTGGGGGCACCCAAAAAGAGACTGGGAAGAGATTTATCACACTATGCAACTTGGAAAGACTGGATATCTATACAAGAAAAAGTCTTCTATCCTAAGACGTAGAGAGATAATTCTGGATAGCTTTGCTCGTCTTTTGGGATATCTTTAGTATTTGATTTATTTCAACTATCCATAACGAGATATTTTCTAGTTGATTTTTAATAACTATCTTGAAACCTTGATACAACTGATTTTGGGAGGTGATGCAAAACTGGATACAATGTAAGATATGACTAATTCAAAAGGAAGGAGGTAACAATATGAACAGGCAAAACGAATCTGAATACTTGGTTAGCGATCGATTTTTTATGAGCCGTGAAAACAGAATGAGGCTCATCGCTAAATGTAAAAAAGTTCCTGACTCTCTCAAGCAAAGAAAAAAGGAAATATTGGAAAAATATGGCCTACACAATGATAAACAAGACACTAGAAAAGATGATTCAAAAAGTTCAGCAGGACTTGAAAGATAAAAAGACTGCTCCGAACTTTAGAAAAAAATACAAGCAACATTCAAATATAAAACAATGAAGGAGAAACTAAAATGACATTAACACTTACACGACAAAAGGAAAATCTTGAAAATTATATCCGTAGCAAAGGATATTCTACAAAAGGTATGAACTTACTTGGAAATCAGGTTATTCTTGAGAAACCGATTATTGATAGTTATGAGGAAGTCAACAGACCTAAAGAGTTAGTTGATTTAGTCAATACTCTTGAAACCCTAACAGAAGGTGGCGAGTATGAAGTAAACAACCTTTCTTCCGAAGTGTTAGAGGAAGTTAATCTAGAACGTTCAGAATTACCGAATATAGATAAAAAAACCATTAAAGTTAATTATTCTGTAAGAAGTTTTAGTGGTTATCTCACTTTCTCTCAAGAACAAATAGACGACGGTCAATATAATCTTAGTGATTATCTAGGTAGAAAAATTGTTAAACTTGAGCGTAGAACACGAAACAAAGAAATCGGAAAAATTCTTCAAACTGCAGAGAAAAAGACAGTTACAGACATCGACGAACTGAAGTCAATAATCTCTCTAATCAGTCCCGAACGTAAAGTTTCAATAATCATGACCCAGTCATTATTTGATATCTTAAGTAAAATCAAAGATACCACGGGAAATTATCTATTAAAAACTGATAAGGCAGCAGGCACAACTGAGACTTTCTATGTTGATAATTTTTTAATTGTAGATGATACAACTCTTGGAAGTAAAGGCGATAAGCACGCATTTGTTGGAGATCTGGAGAATTTTGTAACACTCTTTGACCGTAAAAAACCTACATTAAGCTGGAGTTCGTCTGGGACAATTTTCGGAACAAAACTTGTTCTACACACACGATTTGATGCGAAAAAAATAGAGGCAGACTGTGGTTACTTAGTTGCTTGGAATTAGAAACGGGGGACACTATGAAAGTTGATTTATCAAAATATCCGCTTGAGGAACTTAAACCAAAATTTGAAGATATTGAGCGAAAAAGAGCTACATTTAAGAAATTTGAAAAGTCTATTCTAGAGAAAAAGGCCCATTTACAAGGAGCCAAAAAAGTTACTTTGGATAACCTAGAAGATGCACTAAATAACAATACTGTAACATCCTCTGAAGAAATTGAGATTTTAGACGAACAATTATCGCAGGTTTCAAAAGAATTTCGCAATGAACTTCATGAGTTACAAGCCCTAGTTCCTTGGTACATTCATTTTGAAACACGTAGACAAATTAGAAGTACTGGTATTGAGAAAAAATATCGCGAATTGATTCGAAATATTGTTTCAAACTTTGAAGAACTCAAAAACATTCAAGAACAAGTCCAGGAAACAAATGACAAGATTGCAAAAGAACTCTCTCAATCATATGATTTATCAGGATGTCGAACAGAAACTGAACTTTATAGAATAACTCCATTTTTTAGAACTCATCATGGAACAATTAACTTACCAATGGAACTACAAGAAGCAAAAGATTTTCTAAAGGATAAATAAGATTTAGGTAGTGTTATTAAGGCGCTTAATGACACTATCTTTTCTAGTTTTATTAGTTTCACATAATGAGTAATGTATAAACTAAAAAACAATAGGGAAGGTAAACCTAGATATAGCAAGGAGTTTCATAAAAGGCTGAGTTTAACAGAATGTAAGATATGAGAAACTCGGCTTACTATTTCTCCTATTATTTAGCTTGTCATATTGAAACAACGTCAAACTAAAAATGACTATACCTTATAAAGCTAGTAATAACAGGGGATTCAGATTTTTTGTTACTTTGACAGAATTTACAGTATGACAAACTCAAAGCCACAGAAATTAAGTTTAGGAGGTGATACAGATCCATGAGAAAACTTAGTAAGAGGGAATTGGAGTTTATTGACATAGATTTAGAAAGATATAGAACTATCAATAACAAAATCAATTCAAGGAGACAGGAGCTGATACACAACAAGAAATATGATTACAGAGACTCTATAATGGGACGAGGGAATAAACCCAGTAATCCTACCGAGAATACGATAATCAGAATTGAAGAAGATTTGACATTAAGAAATCTGGAGGCCTTCAAACTTCTTGTAGAAACCTTGATGACTAGATTGATTGATGTCGACTTAACAATATTCAAAATGAGGTTTCTCAAAGAAAATGCAACATGGGATGATGTAGCTGAAGAGTTAAATAAATCCAATATCTATATCAATCGCCGAAGACAAATCATTGCTCAAGAGTTTGAAAAATTAAAAGGCTTTTGACTATCCCCCCTCTCTTTGAATCATCTCAGTTTACTTAGGGTACCGGCGAAGGGAACTTTTTCCAAGTCGGAGGCAGTCAGAGAAAAAGGGGGTAAAAACTTACTAATTTTAGAATAAGAGAGGAGTTTTTAATAAAATGGACTTATCACAACAGTTAGCACAAATTTTGTCTGAATACTCGAATGAAATTGCTGAAGAAGTTGATAGTATTGCAGAAGAAGTTGCTCAGGAAACCATTAAAGAATTAAGGGAGACTAGCCCTAAGAAAACAGGTAAGTATTCAAAAGGCTGGAGAAAGAAACGTTTGAGAAATGGAGCCTGGGTAGTTTATAGTTTTAAGTATGGACCACTCACTCATCTCCTTGAATTTGGTCACATCAAACGAAACGGCGGAAGGACTAAAGCCCATCCACACATCAAACCCGCCGAAATCAATGCTATAAAAAAGTTTACAGAACGAATCAAGGATATTTCCAAATAATCAAAAAAAGCGTAGCTGATCACTACGCTAGTCCTGCCTGCTGAACTCGTAAAAATTTTAGGTTGTCAAACATTGATTTGATAACCTTTTTTCGTTGTGAAATTTGTTCACCTTTTTGTTCACCCTTGGAGGAGTTCTAAGGAAATCTAGCACAATACTATTTTTCAAAAAAACAGTAAAATCAATAGTTAGGGAGCCTTAGAGACATATAAAGAAAACTGTTACTTATAAAGCCATGTTTTGCCATT